TACCTGACGACGTGTAAATCGTTAAAGAAGTTCTCGAACCCGATAAATAAAGCCCTTATAGTATCGGCGAAATAATAGTTTATTGGATATCCGTAATTAGGCGCTCCGTCGATGACACCTTTCCAATAACCATTCAATGACGGATCATAATTTAATTGTGTATAGTTTGCCATATACCATATTTATGTTTTGTAAAAGAAATTCAGAATATAAATATATAGTACAATCTATCAAATTATGTGAGGCTTTTTCAATGTGGATGAAAAACGAAGATCTACGAGGCCATGGACAACAAATTGAAGTGACCCAGGAGCAGATGGATGAATATATTAAATGCTCCAAAGATATATTTCATTTTACGAAATACTTTTATATTCTTACGGACGACGGCGAACAGCCAATTCAGCTGCGCGAATACCAAGAACGTATCGTTAAAATGCTTATTGGCAAATACTATGATAAAGACGGAGTAATTCGAAATAACAGAATATGTATGATGGGCCGTCAGTGCGGCAAGACTACAATCGCCACCCTGTATATTCTGTGGTATGCACTGTTCAACGCGGACAAGACCATCGCAGTTCTCGCAAACAAGGAAGACCAGGCAAAAGAAATTATGCTCAGAATCAGAGCTGCAATTCTTAAGCTTCCATTATGGCTACAGCAAGGTATCAATCCTGACCGTGGCGGCTGGTCAAAAGAAAGTATCGGTTTCGATAACGGAACCAAGATATTCTGTGCCGCTTCCGGTTCATCTGCCATTCGTGGTAAGTCAGTTGACTTGATGCTCGTGGACGAATTTGCGTTCTTACCAGAAGAAGACGCTAAGGACTTTATTAAATCCGTTTTCCCAACTCAATCTGCTAGAAAGGACGCCATGATGATTCTTATTTCTACTCCTCATGGCATGAATGAATTCTATAATATATGGACCAAGGCTGCTGCTGGTATTTCTAGCTATGTCGCGGCTAAAATTCAATGGTGGGAAATTCCTGGAAGAGACGAGGCATGGAAGAAACGTATCATTCGTGACTTCGGTATTCAGATGTTCATGCAGGAATATGCTTGTCTTTTGGGTAGCGAAAAGATAACCGTAAGGTCAGAAGAAGGCATAGAATTGACCGATACGATAGAAAATCTGTATGAACTTTACATGGACGGATTCCTCCGTTAGCTAAAGTTACAAAAAATTAGAAAAGTTATTCATAAATAAAATAGGTGTATGGAAATTGGTCCATGCATAGGATATTTTAAGGAGAAATACCATGAAACGTAGAGAAGACATCTATAACGTTGGTAATGATTACAATCAAGTCACTTCTTCATACTTTGTAACTGATGACAAAACTGCTGAAACATCTGCAGGCGTTGCTGGTTACAAGGCATACAGCGATGGCTTGTTCCACTTCACTGTTCAGCCGGTTTACGAACTTTCTGGTGGTGCTTCTGCACTCAACAAGCGCGTATTCAACAAGCTCCCACAGTCTGCTTGGGGTGTACCGTCCTTCCTCGGAGATGAAAAGGTTGCTTCTGCATTCTCTGCAGTCCCGAATGCTTCCGCAGTATTCAGCCCGGACTATGCAGTTATTGAAGACCCGACTAACAATGAATGGACAAAACAATAATCATAACTGATTAGCGAAATTTAAAAACCTTAGAGTAAAATCTAAGGTTTTTTCTTATATTTCTGAAATTTTTATTTAACAAACTATAAATATATTAAAGCTAATTTTAGAGGTTTTAATATGGAAGCTAAAAAGCTATTAAATGAACAGGCTATTGCTGAAAGTAAAGTCGTTAATGAAGACGCAGGTAATGGCGTAAAAAGAATGTATATTACAGGCCCTTTTTTACAGGCTGTAGATAAGAACAGAAATGGTCGTGTATATCCACGTGGCATTATTGAACGTGAAGTTAACAAGTTCCAGTCGCTTATCGAATCTCGTGAAGCGCTTGGCGAACTTTCTCATCCGGAATCAATCGAAATCAATCCTGACCGTTCTGCAATCCTTATTACGAGCTTGAAGATGGACGGCAATATCGCAATCGGTAAGGCTAAGGTTCTTTCTACGCCGTGTGGTAAGATTCTTGAATCTCTCCTTTCTGACGGCGTAAGAATGGGTGTTTCTTCTCGTGGAACTGGTAATCTTTGCGAAGACAATACTGTCGCTGAAGACTACTCGATGGCTACGATTGACGCAGTTTACATGCCTTCTGCACAATGCGCATATTCTGACCCGATGTATGAATCGGTTCAGTATGTTACAAAGTGGGTTTTGAATGAAGCCACAGGTCTTTACATTGAAAAACAGGAACAAATTGTAAAAGCACAAGAAACATTTAACAATATCGTCGACAAGCATGGCAGTAAAATTATTCTTAAGGCATTCGGCGATTTTCTCAGGGCTATTTAATAAGGGGAATAAAAATGGATTTAAACGAAGCAAAAAATATTCTTAAAAGAAACGGTTACACGGTTCTTAAAGAAGAATTTGACTATGACGCTTACTTGATTAACAGCTATGAACGCTCAATCGGCGGCGACGGTCCTGATTCATACGAAATGCACGAATATGCAAGAGAACATTGCGATTTGCCGACTCAGGAAGAGTTGAATAAGCAATTGCCAGACTTGCAGACAAAAATCCCGGGTCTTATTAAAATTGAATACGAACAAGATTTTAAAGAGCCGGAATTCGATGACGACAGAGTTTTGCTTACAGACTCAGTTACATTATTTGTACAATATGATTCTGTCGAAGAAGCTGAAAATGATGACCTCCGTATAGAGAACGAAGAAAAGTATTTTAATATTCTATTAAAAGAAATCGAAGGCATTGACGAAGCATATGACAGCGGTATTTCAAACCAATATGATGAAGGCAATGTTTGTTACTTCACATATACGGTAACACAAAAAGCGCCGGGATATTATACATATGACCCGTATTAATCTTTAATTGCTATAGAAATAAAAATAGAGGTCTTAAGACCTCTATTTTTTAATTACAAAAATTTAAATTAGCCGTTCATTTCTTCAGAGCAAAGTTCGCAGATACCGTTATCGTCTACCTTGTCGCATTCTTCGCCGCAGATAGCACATGTATGTTTGAGCTTTACTTTTTTACCATTACCGGATTTACCGCCACAGCAACATCCGCATTCCTGGACAAGATATTTCTGGAATGCATCGGAATCGATTACCGGATGATTGCCAGCAAGCTTCTTGCTTTCTTCGATAAAAGTCAATCCGTTTTCTTCTACGATTCTTTTTGCCTCTTCAAGTTTCGCCATATCGGCAGCTATAAGTGTTTTAATCATTGACATTATTAATTTCTCCTTAACTAAATTTTAACAATAAGCCGTATTCTTTTTCCAGCTTCTGAACTGTATCAGACATAAGATTATTAAGAGCGACCTTGCTCTTAAACTGTTCGGAAAGTTTTTCAACGGCATCTATAAATGCCCTGAGCTTTCTAAGTGCATTTTCCTTATTGTAAATTTCGTCGGAGAAAATATAAGATTTAGATGTAATCTTAAATTCTGTACCCGTTGCAAGAGTTATTTCAACAAGCTCGTCAGCGAAATCTCTAATTATATCATAAACTTCTTGAAAGTGCGTATGGTCGAAGCCCTTATCGCAACTCCAATGATAAATGTGAATTTTATTAGAGAATGTCAAAGCATCAACTGCGAACGTATAAAGCGCCTGAAATTCCGCTTCATTGGTGCTCGCCAAATAGCTTACAAATGTTTCTGTCTGATCCATTTCTTAATCCTTTTTATTATTTATAACATTATAAGCCTGATTCCGTATCGACCATATTACTTGCACGCTCGTAAATATATGCGTCACTCCACTCAGGATGCGTTTTCTCATATTCTATTGTCAAGGCCAGTATTTTGTCTTCTCGTGAATACAATGTTTCTGCTTTCGGTTTGACATCTTTTGGCGATTCCTGCCCTTTCTGTGTAGGAACATCAGGCATCAAATCAGGCAAATCTAAAGAATCAAGTTCGCTGTAAATATCCTTATTTGTTCTTCCCCATGCCATAGTTGCAAGGTTATTCGCGCCCATATGTCGTGCGTTATCTTCTTCCTTGAGCAATGACTCTTTGACAGCCTTTTTGCTTACGCCTGCAGCTTTGGCAGCCTGCGCCATACTGTCAGCATAACTTGTCAAACTAGCGCCATTATTTTTCTGCGGAATAGAATCATTGGTACCGAAACGATTTTCAAGCGAAACGATTTGGTCTTTCTTGATACCACTTATTTCGTTCAATGATTTTTTGTTTTTATTATAGAGTGACTTCGTATTATTGTATTCTTTTGACAGCTTATTTAATTTTGCTTCTTCGGCTTCAAGTTCTTTTTGCAACTTTGCTAAATCGTTATTGACCGCAGTCAATTCACCTTTTGCCGTCCTTGCCGCATCTGACGCTTCTTTGCGTAAGGCAAGATTTGCATTAAGCGCGTTAGTTGCAGCAGTATGTTTCTTTAAGTCTTCTTCATATTTTGCAGTCGTCCAGTAATCGGCGCTTGAACCTTTCATCTGGTTCTGTTGAGCGTTTTGCACAAGACCTTGTGTCTTGGCGAACGCAGCGGCATATTTCGTTTCGTTAGAATCAATTGCCGATTTAAGCTCTTTAGACTTACTTTCAGTAACTGCGAGCTTGGACTTAAGTTCCTCTACCTTTTTAGTCTGCGTATCTACATTTGCCTTAAGGGAATTTACTTTCTTAGATAAACTGCTAGTCTTCTTACGCAACTGATCTATTTCCGCGGAATTATTGGTATGTGCGTTCGGTGTCAGCATAGAACTTGCCTCAGACGGCGCACGCATAGCTTTACCCTGCATAGACGCCGCATACATCGCCGCGAACTGTCCATTGAGTTCTATGTTTGTTTCAGTCTGTCCGCCAAGGTTAGGATCAATTTCGCCGCCGACGCCATATGTGCGTTCACCGGCTTGCGTAGCCTGATATTCCATAAACGAAAATGAAAGTTTCCATTTTGCCGGGTTATTGCTGGCATAATCAAGTTCGTATTTTGTATAGTTGGTCAGCTTTAAATTCCTGAACGAATAAACCTGCATCTTGGACGAAAAATTATTATCGTATACATTTATATCGATTCCCTTGATGAAATCATTCATCCTGTATGTAAATGTCCTGGTATCGAAAAGTTTGTTCAAGAACAGGTTTACAAGTTGCTCCACGACAAGGTTATTATTGGCGTCGTAGTAATCCATCAATTCTATAGTCAAATCGTCCAATGAACTATAATCAGGAATAAGGAAAGTCTTTTCGTTATTGCCGTATTTATAAATTTCAGACTTGTATTTGAATGAAGGCAAAGCCACGTCGGTGCAATTAAACAATTCTATTGCATAATTTTCAGGGATAGCGTCAAAATTAAGAAGCCTTGCCTTATCTTCTTTCGACGTGTCGTCCTTGGCGAAGTCTTTATCGGTCAACCATAGCGTCACGCTATATGAATCTGACAACTTTACGGACTTCTTCTGCTGATACTCATATAGATTACATAAACCCATATACTATTTATACATCTATCCAATGTTATAAATATGTATATGAATAACGAAAACCTAAATTCTTATTTGAACAAATTTTGGACGCCGCAAAAATGTGGTAAGGTCAACGACCTTGCCGAAATACATGCCGATCTGCTATCGAAATATTTAAGGGCGGAACCGAAAGACTTGTTTGAACAACTGGCTGAAAATACGTTTAAGTTTAAGCCAATGAAATCGTCCTGGAACGATTTTCTAAAAAATGCGAATCTTGCAGAATACCTTATGCCGGAATATACGGAAAAGGCACTTAATATCGCAGGCGGTCAGCCTGCGATAGGAAAAGGCGAATTCTTATTCGCGAGTTGTTTTTCGAATATAGGGTTTCGTCAGGGACGCGGTGACTTGTATGACATGAATACGAATTTAACGGCAGAATTTAAAGGCATAAAATCCAATCTTTCCGGTTATGGCAATCAGTATAAGCAGATGAGCCGCGAAGTAATGCTTTCAATTTTCGGATTATTCAATACGAATATAGAAAGCGATAATTTTAACAGGAAAGTCGGGGAACAACTTGACGAGTGCCTGAAGCAGCAGCCGGATAAAATTGTCGATGTAATGAAAAGGCTTCAAAATATAAAAAACCCAGATACCCGCGTGGCAAGAATGTTTGCAAAATATTATGATCTGAAGCCGCATATTTTTGAACTCGCGGGCGCGCAACAGCTATACCTTTATATGTTGCAACAGAGAGCCTCCTACATGGTTTTTTCTAATGACAAGGGTTTCTGCTGCTGTGAATTTCCGAAGACCCCAGAAGTCGCGTATAACATCGTAACGTATGAATCTGTAAAGCTGTCTAGCTGGTTCAGCGGTGAAAACGGATTTACTATAGGTATATAATGGTCGATGATGTAGAACAAAAAGACGTTGCGCAAGCTGGCCTTATATCTCAGCCGGTAGCCACCATTGAAAACAATATATTTGTTATCTACGGTAACAAAAATCCGGTTCATGGCTTTACAATAAGCAACGACAAAATCAGAAAACTTCTAGTGCATGAAAGTTTTTTCCAAAGATTACCGTCCATGACGCTCGAACTGAACGACGTCGGTACGTATTTCCATTCCGTGGGCTTTCAGATTGGTAACAGTATTTTCGTGACAGTTACGCCGTCCCTGGATTCGGGTATCGACGTAAAACCGTATATTGACGCCGAATTTATCATAGAGTCGATTGAATACGCTCTCGACCAGGACAATAACAGCTATTACTATATTTTGAAATGTACGCTGGCTGCGGAGAAATACCTTAATGATATTTTTGTATGGCCTAAAGACGACAGCGGTACCATGTTGAATCGTAGTAAGGCATTCACGAGTACCGAAGTATTGAGAGCCTGTATCAGTCATGCCGGCCTGAAGTTTACTTCGTCAGTCGATTCTAACGATACTATGCCTTGGCTTAACGCTTCATTATGCCACGCTGACTTTGCTGACAAGATTGTTTCTCATGCGTGGATTTCAGATGACGATATGCCATTGCTCTATATCGATAAAAACGGCCTTGCAACATATACGTCAATTAATAAATTGTGTGAAGGCGCAACCGTAAGTAATTTTATACAGGTAACGACATACCAGAAATTGCACGACGAGACCAAAGGGACTGAAGAAAACGCGAAGCCTACACCATATAAGGCTTATGAATCATTACGCTATGTAAACGCCGGTTTTATACAGAACCAAGGCGGCTACGGTATAAAAGCGAAGATATTCAATCCATATAATATAGAGCAAATAAATCCGATAAAGTTTCCGGTTATGGTCACTAAGAATTTATTTACAGGTAAAATGCCGTCACTCAACGAAACATGTTTCCGAGAAAAAGAATTTCACGATACTGGTAAGGACGATAAAATGAGACTCGGTAAAATAAGTAACAAGTCTCAGACGCAGCTAGAAAATATAAGGTATAATACGGTGGCTTTCCATTTTGACGGAACACATGAATATTATGATTATGCTCCGATGCACCATGAAAGCATCAAGCGTTCGTTCTACCAGCAATTTGTATTCATGACAATCGATACCGTAAACCAGCCTTTCGTAGACCCGAAAGGCGAAGCCATTATCCGTCTGGGGCAAAGAATTTCGATTGACCCTGCCACTGTAAATAATCAGCAGACTATTGCCGCGGGCGACTATATCGTAGCTGGACTTACTCACACTTTCTATACTTCGAGTAAATACACCATAATGGCTACATGTGTAAGCGACGGTATCAACGGCGTATCTGAAATAAAGCAATCTAAAAATACTCAGTAAGGTTTATTATGCAGACATCAACAGATGAAATATTAAACGAAGTGATAAAGAATGTCGGCGCTGGATTGAACCAGACATTACAAGGCACTTATGAAAAATTCGAGCAAGATCCTACTACTCGATGGACTGGCAAGGTTATCGACAATGATGACCCTAATAAATCGGGACGAGTAAAAATTCTCGTATTCGGCTATTATGACGATTTTGCCACGGCAGCAATTCCGTGGGCTGTTCCTGACCTGTCATATATCGGCGGCACCAACGGTAACTTCGTAATACCGGAAGTCGGAACTATCATGCGCGGTTATTTCGATGAAGGCGATATCCAGAAACCGATATTCGATTCCGTCGCGTTTACGACAATTACTGCTAAAAATTTAGAAAGAAACTATTTTGCCTTCAAGGCAGAAGACTATCCGTTCAAAATGGTATTGCTCGAAACAGACAACGGCGAATATCTTACATTGAATAGGAAAACCGGCGAAACCATATTCAAGCACAGGACTGGTCTTATACTTACAATTGACCCGAATGGCGGCATTTCAGTAAATACCGGCGAATCGTTGAATCCTGATGGCGCACCGGCAAGAGGAAACGTGTCGATAAATGTAAAGGGCAATACTGATATCACGACTGAAGGCACGACCAATATCGTATCGAAAGTCGGGAACGTGACAGTCAACAGCGAAAAAGGAAATGTCGAACTCGGACGTAACCTGGCCAAGCAGCTCGTCAATAATTTCCCGGCATGTGTCGTATGCGGTGTCGAACATTGCATCGGTAATACTAATGTGACATGTTAAAGGATAAATAATATATGCTAGAATTAAGCGCAAATCCAGATTTTTTAAAGCATGATACCGGTACAGTCCAGCAAGAATATTATGACCTTGACGGCAGTAACGAATTTACTGAATTATGGGGAGCCAACGCACTAGACCAGATGATTGAAAACGTGCTGTTGACTGAAAAATATGAACGCCTGTTCAATTTAAGTTTCAGTTCACCGATTTACGAAGTTCTCTTCCAAAATTTCGACAAGATAAACTTATATGTAAATACAATTTTTGACATAATAGAATTCTGGGTACCTATAAAAATAGATAGGACAAACGCCCATATCGAAACTGACCCGGACCAGCACGCGGTATCGTTCCAAATACCGTATATATCGAATAACGGGCAAATAGCAAGTTGTTTTGCAAGGCGAATACGTAAGTAATATGGCAAACGCAGATAAAAATAAAGTTGCAGATTTTAACGGACCGTCCTATGGTAACGATGCCAAGACAGGTATTTCAAAATTCTATCTCGTAACCCCTACGGGTAACGGTAATAGCATAGAAATACTTACTGGGTTGTTAAATGAAATGCCTGAATTCTCAATAAGTGTCGATTATGAAAACGGTCCTGGCGCTGACTGGCAAGATATGCTTATGGGCTTTATGACCAGCGATACAATGAGAATGGCTACGATGATTGGAAGTGCCAATGGTTCATTCAAAAACCTGCTTAAAATGGGTTCCTGGACCAAAAAAATATATGCAGGATATAAACCTAGCAGTATCAATTTAAACTTCAGAATATATGCTTCTGATACGTTAGGACAAAGCTCTATAAATGCATGGATTAGAGCATTAAACTCGTATGCGACGCTTAATGCCGCAAATGAATTCAGCATAAATTCTGCATTCCAGAACATCGGCAACGCGATGAAAAATATGCATATGACAGGCCAACAATTCGGTAATGTCATGCAGACAAGCCTGAAAAACTTCCTTTCGACAAACAATACCGACAGCCGTTCCGAGGAAGAAAAATTTAATGACCGCGACGCTACAGTAGTCCGTCAGGTCTCCATGTTCAATAGAAACTTACCATCTGCGGTCCAGTCATATAAATGGAAAAACTCCAATAAGAAAATAGACATCGCATGCGAGATTAGCGTAGGTACCGATCATGATGACGCGACAACAATATTCGGTTCATTGTCTGATAAGCCTACGGTAAAACTCGAAGCTACATACAGTGTCGCAATTACGTATAAAAATTCGGGCGGTTACGTCGGCGGAAGCCCGTATGCCAAGAAAGGTGTCGTTAAAGATGTCGGCGCATGGAAAAACTTGTCAGCAACGCCGGATTCCTTGAAAGAGGCGAAAGCAAACTCTATCGAAGATTTGCAGGTTGAAAAAATTTTCGATGAAATAAAAAACGCATATGGTAACAATGAAGCTATTTCCGCGGCATTGGACGGAATACTTGATGAATATAGACGCATTACTGATACATTCGACGAGAATGACCCGCTAGGAAGCGATATTGCTAAGGCTATATATAAGACCTTATCTAATATGGAACAGCTCGCGGACAAGACAGGAAAGCTTGCAGTAGCCAAATATGACGACAAGCGCGTATTCAGACGTTTCAATAAGGAAAACGGCCTAGGCGAAAAACTCTGGTTCCTCGTCTTATATCCTGACGTATTCTTTAATCGTGAAAATCCGCTAATCGTGTATATCAAAGACTGGGAAGCAAAATATTCGGAAGAATTCTCGTCTAGTGGTCCGATTTATTGTGATTTTAAAATTACCTGTTGTCTCGACCAGACATATTCCAGAGCACAATGGTATCGCGTATTGGCACCGGGCGTAAGAGACCTGAATACTATTGGAACAAGCCCGTTCCAGAGAAATGTAGCAGATTATTAATGTGTCTGGAACAAGGCAATCATATCTTCGTTCGAAAGAATTGTCTGTGTTTCCAAATCGATTTTAAAATCGACGAATATAGGCATTTCTAGTCCATTATAACGCGTAGTATTAATACATGGCTTGAAAGACCAGCTCTTTACAAGCCATTTTACTTTAAGGTTATTATTTTTAATAAGACCAGAAATTTCCAAATCGCATAACGGAACGCCACCGACATTATCGTTGGACATATTCAACAGGTTATCGAAAAAGCTTTTTATCTCGTTAAGTTCGCTAGCCAAAGTCTGTTCAGCATCATTAAGCTCTTGTGCATTCTGATCCGTAGGATTCATTGTATAGTCTGCAAGTTTTACTAACGACACATTAGATTTCGGGTCTTGTGATAACTCCCCGACGCGCTTAAAGTCCTTTGCAGTCTGGTCAAGTAAAGTACCGAATTTCTTACCTTGCGCGTTCGCATGTTCTAATGCCTTGCCGATATATTTGGCAGAATCGCTCAGATAGTATTCTCTAGGCGTAGTCACAAAAAACAGGAAATTCAAAATACTTCTATAGTCAGACGCCATGAACATGGCTTGCGGATATGCCTTGAATGACAACGACAAATTCAACGAGCAGCCGTCTTTCGGCATCTGTTGCGTCCATCCGTCAGTGACGATTGGCATCCTATAATTATCGTTATTCTGTGCGAATGTCCTAATTGCGGAGTTATCGGTAAAGCTCTTTATGTTTTCACTGATAACGCTTACTGGTGCGCCTTCCCACGACGTCTGATACGATATGCCTGGTAGGTTATCCAGAATACCGGTAACTTTGAAGCTGCTATTAAAACTCTGTTCTTCGTCAGTCAAACTGCTATTGACTACCTGTATTGAAAAATAATGCGACTTGGCGACAGGAGAGTTCGTCGCATTAACATTCTTTGTAGATCCGCCGTTCTGATATAGATTTAAAATTGCCATAATTAATAACCGTCAGCACGTCCATAACCGCCGCCACGGGCAGGTTTATAATTTTTAAGGAACTTTTCAAAATTGGTGTTCAATGTGTTCAATCCGTCGATAATCTGCTTAATGGACTTATCGTAGTCAGATTCATTAGACTTGATATAATTTGTATTGACACGTTCGCTAATAGAGTCATTGCTCCTGATAGTAACCGTATTACTGGATTTAATATTGCTGATTCTAGTAGACTCTGGAACGGCAACAGCTTCAGGGATCTGGTAACGTCTGCCGGCTTCCATAGGGCTACCGACAAAGAAATCTCGTAACGCGACTACTGCATCCTTAATACTGTTCAACGGTTCAGTTACTTTATTGATAAGCTGAGCATAGCTATTGTCCATCTTGACAGTAACTTGTTTTTCCTTGACCTTTTCCTGCTCTGTCTTCGTTCTGCCGCCCATGAAAGCGAACGCGATTGCTTTCGCGATACCTTCAATCAATGCTATTACCGGACTGAATACTATCTTAAAAAATCCGATACATGCGTCGACGATTAACGATCCGATTCCTCTAAATACCTCTATAATCGTAGATACGGCCTTTACTATCTGGTCGCCGAACTTAGAGAACAAATAAATAATCCCTACGACAACGAGCGCGACTGCGCCAATGATTACAAGCCATGCCGCACAAGAGAATATGAACTGCAATAACGCCAGATGGTTCTTGAAGAATATACTTGCCATCTCTGCAGTATGCCTAATCAATTCTTTTGCCTTCCTGAACAATAAGAAACTGGATTCGGCTCTCTGCTTCTTGACTTCGCCCTTCATCTGGAACATCCAAAGAACCATGTCTTTTGCCCATTTTCCAGTCAGGTAGAACATACGAGCCGTATGGTAAATAGTATTAAGCGTATTCATCACAAGTACTGGACCCTTGAACAGCGCGAACGCTATCGCCGCGTATTTAATAACCTTGTCTCGAATTTCTATAACTTTTCGTTTGACTTCGGTCGACAACGCTGTCCAAACGCCGCTGAAGAACGCGACGGCTAATAATACATATGGCAAAAATTTCGCTACCAGACTAGTTATTATTGCTACCGGATTCAATATACCGGAAAGAATTCTGCCAAGACCGCCTAAAAATTCCTTCATAGAAAATGGTAAAACCGGTCTTTGCATTTTTTCTTTCTTTGACTGTGACGGAGGCAATACAGGCTTCTGATCATTTTTACCTAAAGCCTTTTCTCTTTCCTTGGCTTTAGTAACTTTATCCTGGTTTAACAGAACTGCCTTAGTCTGCGCTTCTGCGCCCTTGATAAGCTGTTGCGTATTCTTTTCGGCTGATGTCGTTTGGTCTTTCTGCTGTTTCGCTATAAGTTTGACCGTATCTGCAAGTTGACCGAGACCCTTATGTTCCAGCGATGCAGTAGTCCTTCTTGAGCCTATTGTAGAAACAGTATTTCTTAAAACCTTCTCAAGGTTTTTATTACTTGTATTGGATTCCAGCTTACGAACTTGTTCTTTAAGTCCGTTCAAACTTCGTAAAATACTGTCAAGCCTGTTAATATTTCTATTTATCAGTTCATTATTCTTGCTGAATTTATTGACACATGTAGTTATAGCCTGTTTAATAATTTGAACAGGTGCTAAAATTGTATTTGATGAATCTTTTATGCTCTTTAATATTTCAATTTTAACGTCTTCCGACGCGGCAGTAAGTTTCCTAGCGGATTGTTGTTCAGCCTTATTTATACTCATATACTATTTATAATAAATAATATATATATGAAAGTTAAATAGAATTTAAAATCTTTGCAAATTCATAACGCTGTTTTCTGGCAAATGCAGAAACAGCCTTTTTTAATTCTTCTTCGAAAATTTCTTTATTGAATTTGAATTTACGCACATATCTTATATCGCCGCAATTGTAATGGAACGTGCATATTATTTCATTAGATACGACTGCGATATTTCCGATGTTATACTTATTTAAAATATACATTATTAAACATGTCTGTGAAATAGGCTTGAATTCGATAAGATAGCTCTTAGCGATTTCTTTTAAATCATCTATCGTGTTTATATAAGGTATCATCATTTATTTATTAAATAATAAAAAATGTAGGTCTTTCGAACCTACATTTTTTAAATTTAAGTTTTTGTAACCGAAATTACCAAACCATGCTTTCCGGAGCCTGGTCGAAGAGGCCAGTGAACTTGAGCAAGCGATAATAGTTTTCAGCACCAAGCATGTTGTGTGCGAAACCATAACGGCTCATGATACCAACTCTCGGAGAGAAGTCGTTCGGGTCAATTGCCTGGTTAACAACGCCAGTAACGTACGGGCAGAAGATAACACCAGCATCATAGAGGCTAGAGCCCTTGAATGCGAGGAGGATTTCGCCGTTATCGTTAGCGCCAAATTCATCAACTGCATACTGGTCGCAGAAGATCTTAACAACGCCGTTCAAAGTACCCATTTCCGGAGTAACAGCGGAGCCGTTAACTTCGTGAGCAATCTTTGTGAACCATGGGTTAGCGCACTGGAGAACAGTGGCAACGTCCGGAGAAACAACACCGAGGTTAGCTGCACCACGACGAGTAGCAGTACGGATGTCGTTTACGCCCTTCATGATGTGAGCGATGATTGTACCAAAGCGTTCCTGAGAGTTTGTACCGATGTAACCGTCGTTTGTCTGGAGAGTAGAGGTAGACTTGGTATAAACACGTGGAGTACAGAGGGACTTGCAGCGGCCGATTGTTTCACGGTCCATTTCAGCAGTCATTTCTGCCTGGAGAACGTTGATCATTTCGTTCATCATTTCGATACCCTGCATAGCCTTGATGTCGGCAGCGGATTCGAGAGAGAAGGAAGCAGCGAGCTTACGAGTCTTAGCAACGATGCTCTGTCTGGAGAGCATAAGACCAATTTCTGGCATCTTACGGCTTACAGACGGGTCGTCAGAACCGAATGTCGGGCCAGTGATCTTCCAGCCTTCAGCAGACTGAGTATCAACGCCAGTACCAGCATCCCATTCGCCATCTGTGTTAGCGGTAGAACCGGTATAACCAGAGAAGCGCGGAACTGCCTTCCATGCAGCTTCAACAAGTTCGTTCGGGTTGTTGGTCTTGTAAATGTAACGGAGTGCGAATGCGAGACCGACCGGACCAGTCAACGGCTGAACACCAACGAGTACGTTAGCGAAAAGCTGCGGGAATACACGACGAACGAGAGCGAGGGAAATCGGTGCGAAAACGCCCTTAGCGTCACCACCGTGCGGAATACCCTGGTCGAGACCAAGCGGAGCACCTACGCCCTGAGTGAAGTCTTCAGTGAGCAATTCTGAACCGAGGTTCTTAGTTTGCTGGTTTTCCAAAAGACGTGCAGTATTATAACGGACGAGATTGTCCTTAATGCCAGTGATTGAAAGTCCACCTGGCGCTTTCTGCCAGCGGTCCATCATACCAGCTTGAGTCTTTGTAATTTTCATTTAAGTTTCTCCTATAAATTGTTTATAAATTGTTTGAACAATTTCTATATTTTATTTATGTTGCAAAATTCAGATTTTTTGCTTAGTCCTCATCGATGAGACTTGCGGAGCCCTGCATCATTCGTTCAGCAGGTGTCATTTCACGGCGGGACGGTCTAAACTTTTCAGCGACGACATTCTTTGTGCGATCTTCGATAAACGCAGTCTTACGAACCGGGCGTTCACGATTTTCGAAAAGACGTGCCTTTTCATACTTCATGCTTTCATAAACATCTGCCTGTTCCTGAATCATGTCGATGTATGCGTCGATGTCTTTCTTGGTTTCATTGAGGCTCTTGTCCTTGAAGAACTTCTTAACCTTTACGCGCTGTTCCGGGTCGAGAGCAGAAATCTTTTCAGAAATCAATGTTTTCTTGCCCATTGTTTCAGCGAGGTCCTGCAAACGAAGGTTTTCGTCGAGCTGCTTCTTGAGGGACTGTCTAATTTCAGCGTTTTCCTGCTTGAGCTGACGAATCTTTTTGCCGCCACTTGTGTTAAGAGGTACGAATTCATCTTCAAAGAGATGCTTGATACCTTCAACAATCGGTGCATAAGTTTCAGACAATGCAGTCTTCTTGATAAGAGCCGGACTGATCTTTTCATTGATGTTAAATTCAAGATACTTGTCCAAGCCGGTAATTACCTTTTCTTCAATAGCTTCAAGTTCTTCGCCATATTTCTTCTTGAATTCAGTATCGAAATATTCGCAGACGTAATTCTGTGCAGCATCTTCGAGGCTCTTCTTGTAAGCTTCTACCTGCTTTTCAGCTTCTTCAGTAATAGCCTTACATTTTTCTTCGCAGAAACTGCTTGCTACCTTTTCAATTTCAGCAGTCTTAGCTTTGACTGATTCATTGATTTTCTTTTGGCAATATTCATCAGCTTTCTTGGCGACAACCTTGGCTTCTTCGTTTACTTTTTCCTGAACCTTTTCATCAACGATAGCTTCGAATGTCTTTTTAATTTCATTCAACTCTTCCACTGAGAACTTCTGGGAAAGTGTTTCTAGGATTTTATCCATTTATTCCTCCAAAATTTGTCTTTATATACAATATTTTATATTTTATTTATATATTAATTCTCAGAATTTTTGCCGGTTAAAAATAAAAGCAGTCCATCAGACTGCTTTTAAACGCTAATTCTGTCTATTACTTTTTACCTTTGACTCTGAGGCCAGCATTTATGCCATTACCCTGTGCAGAGTGCATAAGCCCGGTAATATAAATGAGCACAGACATAAAGGTTTTCTGCTTTCCCAAAATTGCCTTGATTTCATTGAACTTCTTATCTGAAAGTCCATGACCTACGCATGGCTTAATTGCGTCAATAAATTCTGCCTTTACCTGATCAATGCGTCCAGTAGCCGCAAGAATTTGTTCAGCCTTGCTGATACCTGTCTGGTTATTGCCGCTGATGAATTCTTCAATAATGTCTGAAAGCTGAGTTCCTGCAGCGTCACCATAAGCTTCATCCATTTTTTTTACGCCGAATCCATGGTTCGTAACGATTTCCATCGCTTCTTCGAGTGTCATACTGTCATCTCCGTTATAATTTTCAGTTTTTACCTGATTATGAATATTGTCATAAATTGCTGCAGCGCATTCATATGCCTTGAACTTATCAAGATAAAAGTCTCTTACATACGAATCAATAGTATGCATAATATTCGTAATTTCTACGCCCTTTCTTATAAGATATTTTATTACCAGATTTTTGTATTTTTCATACGCTTTTTCAAAATATGCTTCGTTCATAATATTTCCTTTTTATTATTTATAATTATGACGGCTAAAATTCAAAATTATTCCATAAATATATAAATAAGATATAAGAGGATTTATAATGGCTAGTTTTTCAAAATATGTAGAAGAAGAAATTCAGCATTCCATGAATGAAAATACTTCACAGATTGGTCTTACCGACGTATTTTCCGGTTCCCCTGTAATGGGCCCGCATCATCACGAATACTGGATTTATGACGAAACCGGTTACGGTAGAACAAGCGATTCTATCAACGAACCGTCTAACTTAAATGCTGAGACGCCTATTACGTCAGTCGGCGGACACATCCATTTCATCAATAACGGAGTTGTCGTTCCTGCAGGCGATGGTCATACACATAAGCTTCTCGCGCCACAAAAAGTAGACGCTGACACCAAGATTTTTAGCCATAAGTGCAAAGACGGTCAGTGCTGCTGCGGAGACACGGTAGAAACGCCTATTAGAGGAATTTAATTTATCTCCTTATTAAAATAAAACCGAGATTTTTAATCTCGGTTTTTTATTATAGCTGATAGCCGTAAATTTCCGACGGATCAGGCTGAGGCATATCGGCAGCGTTATCTGAACTTACTGTACAAGATAATGTAAGTCTATTTTTCATTATATTGGGCGATTTACCACCTGTTGGAAGTGGCCATACTTTTTGCGTTACTGTTGCCGACGTGAATACTGCCGAATATTCACCGCTATACTCGGTGAAGAAATCATGAAAATATGCAACCTGTATATCGCTGCCAGCTACTTTGAATATGCTTGCAGTTGCTGGACTATAGACAGATTTATCATAATCGGCAGATACTTTAACACCCCTGTCCGGGTCATACCAATATGAATCTATTTTTATATTGTTCGTATTTTCCGGCGCATACAGTATGGCAGAAGCTTCGTAGCCATCTTTTATGGCAGAAGGACCGATATACAGTCCATTTACCGTTTCATCGTAGTTAAAATTGGCGCTTAAATTAATATTGTTATCATTGAATACGTTATTAAAATTATAACCGGATGTCGGCAATAGTTTTGTAGTGTCATTTTCAGGATTGACTATTCTCGAATGGTCTGTTCCGAAAACCGAATCGGTGCCCTGCGCATTAGACTTTACGATAGTATAATTATCGCTGCGCCTGATTGACGGTAAAAAACTCGCGCGCAATTCAAAATTCTCGGTAATGCCGTTCAACTTGAACGTTACCATTATTTTTGCCATATCGAAGCTGACAACCGTCCTTTCATTATGTCTGTAAGTCGGCATCAAGTAGACAGTAATGCTGTTGACCGTATTCGAGAACACATAACCGCCGTTCTTTACAAGATTCGCCTCTATTTTCTTAATCTGGTTTTCTTCATAATGTACGTAGTCAAGGCTATATCCTAAATCCTGAACTACTGCATTGTTGATAGGAATACCATAGGCGTCATTTATTACTATACTGTTCAATGTAAACGGATTCATGATGTCAATCGAAAAGTCTTCCGTATATATTATATTATATGGAATACCGTTAGGAAAATAAATAGTTCCCTTATAAATCCAGCCATCATCTAAATATTCATTCTTTATAGTATAGTCTATCATAAAACCTCTAATTATTTATAAGATAAAAAGGGCGGCATAAAAGCCGACCCCTTTTTAAATCTGTATGTTAGATTAGCCACGGCCAGTGGTTTCGTCCATGGACATACCCTTCTGACGGTTGATGAAGATCTTGATATCGATGAATTCGATTGCACTTGTCGGGTAAACAATGATGTTTACGTTCATGATTGTCGGATCGTCGTCGTCAATCGTTACGCTGACTTCGTATCTGTCGATACCGCCTGCAGCCTTGACTCTCTGCAAGAATGCGTCGATGTCATTTCTAGCAGCGCTTCTGGTGCTCGTATTGTTCTGTTGGAACAAATACGGAGTCATCATGTGTTCAAGAATCTTCTCGATGTAGTTCATACAGCGACGGACATTGATACGGTTCAAGAGGCTATTCTTCTTGAGTGCAGTTTTCTGACCCCAAAGAATAACGCCGTAATTACCGCAGTCACGTGTAGTATTGACGTTATTGTCATAAAGTTCGCCGATTTCATCATCGGTCAAGCGGAGCAACTGTCCGTTAGCATACGGGATTGTACCGTTTGAAACGCCAGCTGGAGCCATCCAAGGATAAACAAACGTATCGCAATGTGCCATAGCGCAAGCGCCAGCAACAGACTTCGGCAAGTAAATCCAGGATGCTACGTCACCGTTGTAATACTTATCATAGCCACCGTATTCAGCGACATAGGAAGCATTGTTGAAGGTGAACATCTTAGATTCAGATACCATCTGCTTACCGGTCCTACAGGACTTAGAAGTTACCTGAATTACGCCGATATCCTGCTTACGATTACCAGCGATTTCTGCAATCTTTCTCTGGAGAGCGTTATAACGCTGACGGCCGTTGAAAGTTTCAATAGCGTCTACGTTGAACAAGATATCGAACGGAGAACGAACGCGGTCCTTGTAAAGGTTGAGCGCTGCAGTCTTTTCAGAAACATTGTCCTTTGTAGAGTTCTTACCGCCAGTCAAAGCGTAAATTGCGAACGTCTGTGCCGGCTGTGCATAATTGCCAACGCGGTCAACTGCGTCGCTTACAGAGGCGCGGGAAACATAAATGTAATCGGAATGACCGTTAACTACGTTCGGAACGTAGAGACTGTTACCTTCGTCATCCTTTGCATACGGGTCAGTAGATACCAAGAAGCTTTCGACTGGAGTCTTGAGAAGAGCATCCATGCCTGTGCCCCATGCTGCCTTAGCAGTCTGGTTCTTGTTCTTAACGTATACGTTAATCTTGAAAACCTTCTTCCAGGTCAAGTCTGCCGTACCGTCGTCGTCATTTACCTGGTCTTCGTCGTCATACTTATACTTCCAGTTGAAACCATAAGTTCCCTGAAGTGCCGGAATATCTGCGCATGCAGTAGTAATGATGCTAATACCGACATCGTTACCATATTCACCCGGACCGATAGCTGCGATAACAAGCTGGTCATTGAATACGGACTTATACTTTTCAATATCACCGTTACCCGGTTCGTCCATAGATTCAGTCTTGATGGTATAACCGTCAGCGTAAGTCTTGTCAACGGAATTCAAGATGTAAGAAGTAGGCGTAGCAACGATGTTGTTTACCATATTCTTATCTGCGCCGTCTTCGATTACAGTATCTTGTTGAATCGGAAGGTCGATCATGCTCGGTTCACCATTCTTGATATTAAATACGCTGTTGATCAAGAGCTTCTTGCTATCGGCTTCTACGTAACGAATAAAGAGCTTATCTTCGATGTTAGTAGTATAAATGTCTCTTTCAGTGAAGTTTTCCTTAACAAGCTTTTCAACATGATAGTTATCACGCGGGCTATAGTAATTAAGATAGAAATACTTGCTTACTTCAGCGACATCGGAAATACCGAGCCTATCGAGTAAAGCTATAGCAAGATCCTTGGGCGACTTCACTGTACCGTATTCGTCTTCAATCGGGTCTGTAGTCGTAACTCTGCCGTCGTACATTTCTTTAATGTTAGCACAGAATACGACATCTTTCGTTGTGCTCGGTCTAGTATCTTCATTGATACCGGCAATATCATAGGAAGGATCAACCTGATTATATTCCGTATATTTTACGCCATATGCGAAACCTACCAAGTTTTCGTTGTTCACATCTTTCAACGATTCTTCGTCGACGTAATAAGTCTTCTTGATTTCCGGGTCGTCCCAGTCGATGACTTCCAAACGGAGTGCTTCGGTATAGCCATAACCATCCTTGTACGGGTCAGTCCAAGATCCAGACCATGAACCTGCCGGATAGAAGTTTTCTTCCTTGAACAATTCATTATAATGAACTGCAGAATTATCCTGAATAACGCCTCTTGGTGACTGGAACTTAATAACCATGTCACCCTGACCATCTAATGTGGCGCTTGACGGAACCAAAACCTTTACATAATCATAATCGTCTGTCCTAGATTCAACAGCTGCCATTGCGCTAGAAGTCCAGGCATCTTCAGTAATCATGAGCTTGGTCTGCATCGTTTTCGGATTGCCGTTATCGAAAACCGTTTCCGGATAGATAACATGATAGCCCTTATTTGTCTGAACACCATCGAATTCAGTGCTTGTAGACTTAAAGATAATCCTGTCTTCACCTTCTGTCAAGATATCACGGAAAGTACCGTATAATGCGCCCTGAACAAGCGTATAACCAGATACAGTTTCTCCGCCGCCTTTGTTGAACGCGTCATCCCATTCAGTACCGACAAGGCCATCATAGCCATTGGCGGACAATGCCTGAATCAAAGCGAGATTGTTCAAGCCTTGATTATCAACAAATTCCAATTTTGCAGTGGTCTTGGACTTGTTTGTCGCGGTCACTGGAGCATTTTCATAAGTAAACTGAATCTGTGCGTACTGTTCGTCACCCATAGTTGCACGAACTGCATACATCTGAGTTGAATTAGCGAAATAGTTTTCCGCTGCGAAGTGACCATAGTCAGTTAAAGTTTCAGGCGCACCGAAAACTTCCTTAAACTGATTGTAATCATGAGTTACAACTCTCTGATTAACCGGGCCTCTATTTGACTTAAGAACAATAGCGCCAACACCCATCGCTGGTGCTGCATCAGTCTGGATGCTATTGTCGATTTCGGTAGTTCTAATACCTGGAACGCTATATTTAGCCATAAATTTTCCTCTTATTAAATATTAATAACCAACAATTCACAATTTTTCACAATTTGATATATAATTATTTATGAAGAAATTTCTAAATTTTTCATATTTAGCCCAACTATTATATAAATAATAAAGAAATATAAAATTTAGGAGAATTTATAATGGCTGGAAAGAAATATGATACCACCAAAAGCGTATGGGGCGAATTGTCAACTAACGTCGACGTAATGAAACAGTTCCTGTTCGACGTCCGCTTCGAATACGAAAGCGATTCTGCCTTGACTCCGATTCTTGACAAAGATGACTTTATGATTAAGGCAAGAAGCGCTACTATACCGCAAAAATCATTCAACGAACTCGAAACCAACTACATGGGCATGAAGCTTCTTTATC